GTCTTTTTGTCGCTGATACTTTTTAATTTTCCCTTTACTTTGTACATCTTTACTTTATTTATTTATTTCTACTAATATACTAATTTAATTCTAACTACCATAACAATCGCTAAGAAATATTAAAACAATTTCCTAGCTTGGTGTTGTAAGTAATATTTATTTATTACCTAGGTACGGCACGTGTTTATCTATGTCGTTGTTTAGAGCATTTTCAGCATAAAGCTTTGCTTGTTTTACTTGTCTTGCGTAACAAGTTTCTTCTTCCTTATCATCAACATATATCTGTTTAGTTAGCCTTAATGCTTTCTGTATTGCTTTCAATTGAAACTTGTATATTTTTACTTCTTCCATATTTATTTTCTTTTTCGGTTATTATACTACTTACAACATCATGTAACCAAGCATTAAAACGCTTGTTACACCTACCATTATAATTAACTAAACATCATCTAAGAAGTATTTAACTTGCTTATCAGGAGTCATATAATTTCCGTTTTCTTGAATCCATTTAGCAAAAACAAGTAACTGTTCGCTCTGCCCTACAACATTGGCTATATTGCATTGCTCGGTTTGTCCTATATTATAGGCTTTATTCCATAAGCAGCTTGTAAGTTCTACAAAGTTTATTTCTCCGTTTTCAAATTGTTCTACGGCTTCATCAAATTCTGGAATGCCGCTTTTTAGTGACTGTTTCATATTTATTGTTTTTTAGTTTATAATTACGCAACGACAACATAGCCGTAGCCGTTATGGCTAATTTAATGTATCATAATATTCTCTAGCTAATATTACTTTCTCTTTAATCTTTTTAATGTCCTCACCTGTAAGCAACACCTCAAAACTCTTTACACGCTCCCAAATCGGTATATTCTCTAAGTTGTGAAACTGTCTAACTTCTTGCTCTACTTCGTCTGACACTTCGCCACCCTCTCCACGCTTCCAACTTTCTCTGCGTATCTCATCCTGTATTAACATCTCAGGCGTAGGCACTAAGCAATAAGATAAATAGCTCTTATGTATTCCAGTAAGCCACATATAAGCCTTTAATTGCCATTCGTAAGTAGTGTTTTTCAACTTAGTATCGAAGAAAGGAAACGTTGCAGCTGACCAACTAGACTTAACATCTATAACGCAAGTATCTGTGATTACGTCAGGCGTACCGTGTACATATCCGTTATTAAACCATTCATCGTTCTTATAGCACTTACCTACTTCTAGCATAGTTTCAACTAACTCAATAGATAAATCTTCTACTTCGTTTCCTTTGTCTATGTACTTCGAGTTTATTTCCTTGCGAACTCCGTAATTCTTCTCTAGCCATAACTCACGAATGTAAGTATTTGCGCCTGTAGATAATTGAGGCTTTGCATCACGCTTTAACAGTAACGTATCTCTTAACTCTGCTTGTTTTTCAGTTAGCTTGATTTTAGAAAGCAATTTGTTAAGTGTAGATAACTGATTATCTGTGATTGTTGTATTAGTGTCATTAGACATTATTCTTCCGAGCTGACTCGCACGTATCTTTAGTTCACTCATGATTTAATTTATTTACAAGTTCTAATGCTTCTTTGTATGACTCTGCAGCATCTAGTTCGCTTGTGAAGCGTCCTAAATATTTACTAACACCATTCATCCTAATGCTTGCCAACCATTTGTTACTCTGTTTGCACCAACTTACACCAATATGTTTAGATGAGTAACCCTTACGGTCTTTAGATGTGTTTTCTCTAGATGTTATTACTTGTAAGTTGTCTACATTATTATTCAGCTTGTTATTATCAATATGGTCAACTACTAACCTCATTCCGCATGGCTCATGACCTAAGAACACCATTGCTACAAGTTGATGTATAATAAAAGTTTTCAAACTTCCAAGCTTAATAATTGTTATCTTTAAATAGCCATCCCTATTCACACTACTACTTAATATCCTTTCGTTTATAGACCTTAACCCGCCACTAGGGTGTTTAACTTTACGAGATAAACTTTTAACTCTCCCTATATTACTTACTTGATATAAACCCTCATAATTAGGTATATCCTTCCAAACTTCTTGCATATTTATACGTTGTTTATTCACGTTGTTAAAGAATCGTAGCAGGAACGTGAACCTCATTGAACTAGACCGCTAAGTACTAGACTACGAATACAAAAATAATGATTATTGTCGTATAAAACAACTATCTACCCTAGTTTTTTAAGTTGTTCACTAGTCAAGTCATAAGATGCGATTAACTGTATTTTATCCATCTTCGCTGTTCCATCTGCTAACGCCTTAATAAACATATCTAAATGCTCATCTGTTAACTTTGGCTTCGCTTTCGGTGGTGCTTGCACATTATTTGAGTGTGTTGCGTCTGTGTCGTCAATCGCTCCAGTAGGAACTAAGAATGAATAAAGCAATGCGTTTTTAAGTGCGTACGTTGTTGCTTTTCCTGCGCTCTTATCCATTGAGTCCTGACCGTGACCATAACCCATTATATTAATAGACTCTCCGCTTTCTGCGTGTGTAATCTGGTAAGTGACTAACACCTCAGTAAATACGCTTTGTTTCGGCTTTCCTGACACTTCCCATCGGTCAACTGTCATTGTTGGTTGTATTTTCGTAGGTACGCAAGTCAAACCGTTCTCTGACATTGCTTGTCCAATCGCCTGTTTTACGTCTTTATCCGCTACGCCTTTGTAACCGAAACTACCACTACCAACGCTCATTGCCTTGTCTATATTTTTTACTGCTTTCATTACACTCACAATCGCTTCGTGTAGGTTCTGCTTTCTGCTTTCTAATGTTTCTTCAAATGTTTCCATAATTTCTATTTTTTATTAAAGTTAATACTATTTATCTAAACTGCAAATAACTGTCGCTAAAAAATCATTAAAAACGCTTTTTAGCTTTGAGTTGTAAAAAACGAATCTCATTCTGTAGTTCTTGTAACCAAATAGTTTTACCTGTATAGTCAGGCTCACAGTCTGTTATGTAGTCCATTATTTCATAAACCACTTCAATAGCTTTATCCCCAAACTTATCTTTTAAGTATTTCGCCTGTTTCTTCTTATCTATATTGTTTCGCATTTTATAACAATTTGTATAGCGTATAGCCATGTTTATTTTAGTTCTCCGTAGCACTTTTATCGGTGGCTACACACCATACAATAAACGTTATATGCAATCACTTACTTTGCAACTTCTCTATGTACAAAACAGCATCCATTAACTCTTCTTTTAAGTGCTGTAAAAAGTCGTCAGTGTTATTCTCTTCTAGTGTTGTTCCGTATTTACTTATTCCTAACTGTGAACGTGTTAGCAGTTGAGTCATAACACTTGTCACTACTGGGTCAATTTTAGGCTCTTCTCTATTTTCCATCGTTATCTCTTTTAATTGTTTCTACTAATTTTTCAACAGCCACTTTAACCGCTGCTTGATTTGTCGGACTTAACCCTTTAGACTTGTTATCTGCTTTGATAACGTCTAAACTTGACTGTTCGAGCTTGTAAATTCTACTTTTTATCATAACTTTTAATTTGTTTCTGTAAATATATATACTTCTAATCGTTATTCCTAATATTTATATATTTATTTTCATTAATTCTTTTTGATACGTTTTTGCGGCTTCTAGTTCGTCAGTGAAAAATCCTAAATGTAAAAGTCTATCTTTATGCCATATAGAAGCTTTCCATTTACTCATTTTCTTACTCCAACTAACACCGATATACTCTGACGAATACCCTTTACGGTCTTTAGATGTGTTTTCTCTAACAGTTGTTAACTGTAAATTAGTAACATTGTTATTTAATTTATCATTATCAATATGGTCTACTACTAAGTCATAACCGCACGGCTCATGCCCAAGAAAATGCATTGCAACCAACTGATGTACTTTCAAAATCTTAGACCTACTATTAAATCTTAAATTTACATTGTAATACCCAACACCATCTTTATTATTCTTAAGAATCCTATCATTCTTGCAACCTTTTCTCTTTAAACTCTTAACTCTTCCTTGGTCACTTACTTGATAATAACCCTCGTAACCTTTAATATCTTTCCAAACTTCCATACATAAAAAAACCAACCAAATCCACGCTGGTCGTCGCTTCATTGATTGGAATTGTAAAATTTCTTATTGTGCGACCAGACACAAGACAAATATAAGCATTTTATTTCAAATATCTATACTTTTTTTGAATTTCTTTTAACTCTTCCCTTGTGTATTTTCTGGTCTTATGCGCTTCACTTTCTAATTTTTCAACTCTTTCTATACCGATTCTTTTAATCAGTCCGATTCTGTAATTATTCAAGTCGCCTCCTTTATCTTTGTTGCAAGGTCTACTACATTGTGCATGAACATTATCTTCGTTAAAGGTTAGGTTCTTGTGACCTCCTGAACTCCAAAAATGGCCAGCATCAATATTCCCTTCTCTCATTTGTTTACCACAACTTATACACGGCCTCCCCTTATCTCTATTCCTAATCCACTTGTTAAAGATTATCTGCGTTAACTTCATTAGTTCTTGAACCGTTTGGAGATTCTCTTTCTTGACTTTCTTTTCTTTGTTCCAGCTTTTTAAAGTTTGTTGTTTAGAGTATTCAAAACCACACTTAGGACTACACACCATCTGCAACGAACGTAACGGTG